ATGTAGGTATCAATTTGCCATCTCCCACATAAGCTATTATATAGTTATTTATAATATTGTTTAAAGATATATATCTATATTGACCATATCTTTCTGCTTTTGTTGTTTGTGTTACAACTACATTCGCTCCTGTTTTAGGTGCGCCCCCTGATTCTAATACGCCAGTATTATTAGTATTGCCTGTAAAAGTTATTCTAGGCGAACTATACGTGTAATTGTCTGTGTTTATTACTTGACCATTTACGGCTACTTGAAATTGAGATGCGGCAGTAGGCAAAGTAATAAATGAGCTTGTTAATAAATCAAATAATTTATTTGAACCATTAACAGCTGAAGCAGTAGTTCCTGTAAAAGTTTGCGTTCTATTATAATAAGCTTCCTGTGTTTGCGTTATGAGTCCCATTTACTATTGTTTTAACTGTATTAATTTAGCTTCTTCGCCAGACGATCCTTGTACAATTGTTGGATCTTTAACTACCATACCTGCATATCCTAAAATTTTTACTATTAAATCAACTTCATCAGCAGGATGTAATTCAAAATTTTTAGAATTTCCTGAATCCCACGAATATGCGTTATTAGTTCCACCCGTATAAGCCCAAGAAGGATCAACAGGAACTTTAATATATTCACATAATAAATTACCTAAACTCCAGCTTTGGTCTGTAAAAGCAGGTTCAACTATTATATCTGATGTTGGGGGATCATCTGACTTTGTTCTTTGATAATAAACAGGAAATGATGTTGTTGGTTTAGTTAGCGGTGAAGATAAAAGATATGATAAATCTTTTTTACTAACTTTTTCTAATTGAATAGTTTTATCAGTTATACTGATGTTTATCATTTTATATACATCTGTAGGTAAGCTACCAACACCATTGGTCAGTGTTATATCCGCAGCTTTATAAAATGGGTCTATTTTTTCTTGAATTTTTTCTGGCATATCTCCATAATCGTTTACAGCTCTACCAGCGGAATGTTTTGTTACAGCTCTATTATAATCAAAAAAAGCTCGATCTAAAAGATCTAATTGTACTTGTCTACCAATCCTGTTAAATTGATCGGGTGTTAAAAAACCTCTACCTTCTTTATTTAATATTGAAAGTACAGTTCTATATACTTTATTTACATTAATCGCCATAATCTTATATATAATGATTAAGCCGCTTATAGCGGCCTAACCACTATAAGTAACTATTTAAGTTTCTTTTCTATTAATTGATAGACTTCAACTCCTTCGTCAGTTTTGAACCAAGAAACTAATGCTGAATATGGATTTTCATCAAATGGTGTAGCGAATAGTTTCCTACCGTTGCTACCCCATGTAAATGTCCTATTATCTCTTTCAAGATTAATTAATCCCATTTCAACTGCTTTAATTCCTAAATTTCTAATATTGATATTTTCGTCTTTTGCTAATTCTAAAAATAATCCAGGCGCTTGTTTAGCCATTACAAATAAATCTCTTTTAATTTCTTGAGAGCTCATTTTATTAACAGCACTACCTCTTTCAGTTCTTACAATAGCTTCAGCATGATCAATATCTAAACTCATTGCAGCTTGCATTGCTTCAAATTCTAAATTAATGTATTCTAAATCATCTTTTGCTTCAGCAATTTCATCAACTTCAGCGTATTTTGTGTTTAAACCAGGATGATATAATGAAAGTATTTGTTGTAAAACAACTTTTTCTTTTGGTACATTTAAAATCCCATCTCTAAAAACAATATGGTCTAATCTAGCTTCTCCTTTGAATTCATCAGCAAAACATGTTTTTTGATTTAAAGTATATCTAACTTCTCTTTCATAGCCTAACTTTTTATCAAACCACATGATATTTTTTGATTTAAGAATATATACTATTGGTTGTTCATCTCCTAACAAATAGTATTGTCTATCTTTATATTCCCAAGTATTTTTGGGTTTTTCTTTTTCTTTTGGTGGAGCAACCATTACAGGTTCCTCAGCAGCCACCTCTGCTTTTTGTTTTTTTGCCATAATATAATATAATAAAAATGTTAAATAAAAGGGCTGGACGCCGAAGCGCCCAACACTTTTAAGGTAATCTTACTTGAATAATACAAAGTTGTTAGCAGCTTGAGTTACTAAACATCTTTCTGATAAATAATGTACTTCCATTTTATCATCGCTAGATGTAGCAGCTCCACCTACTGAACCTGTAATCCATGACTTCATTCTTCTGTCATCAGCTTGAGAAGCTCTATATCTTATGTGTAAGAAAGGTCTTCTAATGTTGTTTCCAAGAATTTGGTCATATACTGAAGATGTTCCAGCTGGTACTAATACACCTTTGATGTCACTGAATAATCCTCTTGTAGATTTGTTGTTAAGATATTTCCAATCAGTTTTATAGAAGTCATAAGAACCTCTTCTAAATCCGTTGAAACCTAAGTTTAACGCCATATCTGCAGAGTTTTCAAATACACCAAAAGATGATTGACCTGCGTTTGATGCGTTAACCGCACCAAGAGCATCATCAACTTTTAAGTTTGCGTCTCTATTTAAGAATAACATATTTTCTTCAATAGATCCTTGCTTATCTAATTCTTTAAGAATTAAATCAAAGTCAGAAATAACGTCGTTGACTGCGTCATAAGCCCCAGTCGCTACGATACCTCTTGATTCGATAGCAGAAAACATACCTTCTGTGCCTGTAGGGTCGTTATCACCTGAACCAGCACCGAAACCAACGTCAATTGTGTTAGCGTCGTCACCTTTTACAGATTCAACCATAGACATTTCTAGATAGTCTTCAAATCTAACTCTTGTGTCACCAGCAGCTTTTAGATACCATAGATATCCACCTTGACCAGATTCACCAGATACTTCAACCCATCCAATTTGAGCAGCGTCAGAACCAAATACTTCAAATTTATCTTTCAAAATAATTGGTTTATTTGTGAAAGATTCGAATTTTGGTTTAACAGCGCCGACCATACCAGAGTCTCCTTTTTTGAATTCAGATCCATAAACGAAGAACGTACATGTGTTCGTTCCGCTATCGTCTGTTGTTTTAAATGTTGAATGAGCACCTAAAGTACCATCAGAAGAACCTTTATAAGGTTTTACTTTTAATACAGTGTCACTTGATTCAACACCTTCAAATACGTAAGCAGGAATAATTGTTGGAGAAGCTTGGTTATCAGATATTAATACTGTTTGACCTTTTCTTACGACGTGTTTTGCACCGCCCGCAATAGTAATCGTTCCAGCATTGTTTACTGCAGCTCCTTCATATGCTAAGTGTAATCTACCTTGCTCAGACCAAATAACTTGATCAGAAGACATAGGCATCTCAGCACCTACCATTCTTAAGAAAGAAGATATAGATCTATTTCCATACTTCTCTACTTCTTGTTCATATAACTCAGGTAAATATTGTTGTGACCAATTTACACCATTAGAGCCATGAAAATTTAAATAATTCGAATACCCAGCTACTTTTTCCTGTGCAGGAGTAAGATCACTTGGTAACGAAAATGTTGCATTTGCCATTTTGTTTTAGTTTTTAATAGTTTTTAAGTTTTAATTTTAGCTTAGAACTATTTTCACCACTTAACACTTTAACTTTAGTTCCACCTGTTTCAATAACGCCGGCTGTTTGTCTAGGATCCATATTAATGTTCTTAGCGTTTGCAGCCATTTCTTTTATTGCTTCAGCTTTACCTTGTTCATAAAAATGATTTGCTAAACCGTCAGGGTTAGAAGCAGCAAATAAAGCTTTATGATAACCCGCAGCGTCACCTAAAAGATTATTATCTTTGTTGACATATTTATTAAAAACATTAAATAAATCTGCTTGAGTTTCTTTTACTTTGTTTACATCACTAACATTGAATCTATATTTTTTGTCTCCTACTTTGAAGTTAAAACCTTTAAATTCACTATTAAAAACTTTGCTAGTTTCATTGTTAAAATGTGATGTTTGCTTCTGTAATAATTCTTCTGCTGTTTTTTGCTCATCATTATAGCGATTGAAAAAATCTACTGCTTTTTGTTGCTCAGGTAATAAATTAGAACTCAACTTGACTTCTTTATAATATTGATCCTTTTGCGAATTAAAAAAGTTTTTAGCTTTTGCAATCTCCTCCTTTTGAGCGAGTTGTTTTCTTTTCACATCTCTGTCTGTGTCTAATTCTTCATCAATAGAAAATTTATCTTCCATTAAAAAAGCAATTTCGTCATAACTTAAATGTGGTTTGGTTTTTTTATAGTACTCAACCATAAGAGTATTGTCGTCTACATTAGAAAAATCTGTATTTAGTGCTACATAATCTTCTATTGTTCCACCAGTTTCTTGCATAAAATTTACGAGATCTTCTATATTTTCGGGTAAATTTACTGGTTCTTGTGTTTTTTCTTCCGATAATACTTCTTCTTGTTCCGGTATGGTGTCGGAAGTTTCAACGCTTCCATCCACTCCTGTCTCGTCAGTTGTATTTGTTTCATCGGTTATTTCTTCTATTATCGGTGTTTCTTGCACATCTGCATTGCTCTCTCCGGCAGACTCTTCTTGTTCTGCTTGTACTTCTTCGACCACTTTTTCGCTATTTGCGGGTGCATCTTGTACAGGAATCTCATCTGTGCTTTGCTCTTGAACGGCATCTGTTTCTTGATTTTGTTCGTTAAACTTATCGAGATCTAATTTGTATACACCATCTTCTTCGATAGATACACCAGCGCTCTCGGCTACCGCTTGTTCTTGTTCAGCCATGCTTTTTGGCTCTTCAGCCTCAACAGCTGTTACTTTTACTTCTTCTGCCATGATAAAATATTATATAATTATTTAAAGTTATTTATTTTCTTGCGTAATACGCAATGATGCTTCCCCCTGCTACGTCTATTTCAGTATATCTACCGTGAATAGTTACGCCTGCAGGAAATGATGCATTGGAACTTGTTATTTGTACACCACCTGATCCTTCGTTATTTGTTTCAGATCCTGCGGCTAAATCGCCAGCTGCGTCTTCAGTGTTAGCAAATTGAGTTGCTAGGTCTGCTACTAAACCACCGGTGTTATCAAATGTTGCAGCTGCTAATACAGTAAATGCAATAAATACATGATTTGTTGGTGGAATTATAGCGTCGCTACTTGCGGTTGTAAAAACAGATCCTACAACATTTTGTGGAAAGTCTGTGCCTCTCATTCCCATAGTTATTATTTTTAAAGGTTATCTTGGATTAAATTGTTCTAATCCAAATCCACCTAAATTATCAAAGCCAGCTGATTCAAAATCTTTAGGCGGTGTATTATTGTTTCTTTGTTGTATTAACTCGCTTTGCTGGGAAGCTTGTATTTTTGTTCTTTCATCTTTACGATCTTCTTTATATTTCTCTTTATTTTTAATCACGTCAGACTCAGATTCTTTAAGCTGCATATTTAATTGAAATTCAAATTCCATTAATTCTTTTTTAATTTCAGCCTCTCTTTCAAGTTTTGCAATATCAAATTGATTTTGAGCTTGTGCAATTTGCACTTTACTTTCTGCAACACCTTGTTGTTTTTGTATTTCAGCAGCAGCAGCAGCTTGACTTGCTTGTGCATTTGAATTTGCTTGGGCTTGTATATTTTCAAGTTGCATTGCTCTATCTCTTCCTAATTTTTTCTTTCTTCTTAATTTAAGTAATTGATTTGCTAATTTTAAATTTTTAAGTTCGCGCACGTCAATAGCATCTTCTAATTCTATAGCTTTTTGTGTTATAGCCATTTGAATATTGTTTTCAAGTAATTGCTTTTCTTCTTCATCAGGTGACAATTCTAAATATACACCAAAGTCATGTAAATGTAATTCTTTTATTTCATCTAACACAGCTGTATTAAATTTACCTAACGTTTGTACAAATGACATTTTAGTATTTGAAAATTCTAATACATCAGCAATTCTTAATGATATAGCTTCAGCAGTTTTTAATGTTAAATATAATCCAGCTTGTAATATATGTCTTGTTGCTGTATTACTATTTGCTGCAGCTATTTTTTGTAAACCAACTAAAGCATTTGTATCTGGCGTACTCCCGTCTCTTGCTTCATTTAATCCTGTAACATCTCGCATCATTTGTAAATAATAATTGTAAGATTGAATTAAACTGGCAATTTTTGTATTACCACCAGATGCTCTTAGTTCTTGAATAGGTACTCTACCATTATTAAATTCACCATCTTGTGTCATTGATCTACCAATAACAGAACCGGTTTGAAAA